TAATTATAATTATAATCATTTTTTTGTAAAATGTGATTATAAATATTGTAATTGAATATATTTTCAATAATAAAATAATTATTTTTAGTTTTATCTAAGACGTTAGTAAAATAATATCCAAAAAGAAGAATATTATTGTAGCAAATGTTATTATTAAATTTAATAGGATATTCATAAAATTCATTAGATGGGTCATTAATATTTTTATTATTAATAAATATCAATATACATAATAATTTTTTTTGAATATAGGTGAACCATAGATAAGAGCGTTTACCTTTAGGTTTAAGAATATAATATTTAGCATCATTATTAAATAAAATTTTATTATTGCTATTATTATTATAAATATTTAAATTCTTAATAGATAAATTATTAGGATATCTATAAAGAATAGGTTCTATAATTTCTCTAGGTATAAGTTTCATAAGTATATTTAGAATTATAATTTTAAATATATTTATATCAGTTTTTATAAAAATAAATAATAAAATAATAAAATAATAGAATGAAATATGTTCCTAAATATAATTTATAGTTATGTGTTAAAGTAGTTTTAAAACTATATATATTTAATTATTTAATTTATTTAAGAATTCTTCTAATTCTCCTTTCATATTATTATTTTCAAAATTATTATTAAAATTTTGAATATCAAATTTATTATTAGTATTAGTATTTTCTATATTTTTAGTAGATAAATTTACATCATAGTTAGGGAAAATTTTAGCATCATTATTAAATTGATTATTAGAATTAGAATTGTAATCAATATCACTATAATTATTAATATTATTTTTAGTAGATATATTAGTAATTTTATTTTTATTGTTTTTATTGTAATTAGTATTAGTATTAGTATTAGTATTGTTATTAGAATTTAATATATTATTAATTTTATTATATTCTTTATTAGGGAAGTTATAATAATCTTTAGTTTTAGTAGTGGTTAAATTTTTTTGAAAATATAAATATAAATTGTGTAATAATAAAATTAAAATGAAATATATGATAGTCCAAGAAATAATATATAAAAACATTTATATAATTAGTAAAAAATAATATTTAAATTAAAACTTAAATAGATTACACTATAATAATAAAGTATAATAAATGATAAATTGTATAATAATACATAATAATATAATAAATGAAGTAAAAGTAAAGAATTTATCAGAGGAAAATATTTATAAAAAATGTAGTTTTAAGAATAAAACAGATTTTGTAAGAATAAAATTTTGGAAAATAGAAAATAATAGTATAGAATTATGGGGTAAAAATAAAGGATTAAGTAATTCATTAAATAGTTTTGAATTATTTAAAAATAATAATATAAATATTTATGGCAAAAGTTTATTTTTAATGAAAGACGATAAAGAGAAATACACATCTTTAAATAAGGATAAATTTTTAAAATATTTTAAATTAAATGAGAATATAAAAAATATAGATGTAGAAAATATAGAAAATATAGAAAATATAGAAAATGTAAAAAATGTAGAAAATGTAGAACTAGAAAGTAGTAGTATAAATTTAAAAGATATAGATAAAGATAAAGATAAAGATATCTCTGTATATTTAAATGATGAAAAAAAAATGAATACTATAGATAATAATTCAGAATATTCTTATAATTCTGAATTAAGTTATGAATTATATTCGTATAGTGATGATGATGAATAATATAAAAATAAAAATAATATAAAAATTGATAATATTAATATAAAATTATGTTAATATTATAAATAATGAGTAGTGGGTTAGTTCAAGTAATAGAAGATGGAGATAAGTTAAGAGGAAAGGTAATAGATAAGATAAATGGTATAGTAAATAATGAAAATATATCAAAAAATTTAGAAAAAGGTATATATAATTATAGTATAAAAGAAGGTGAAAGAAATAATATAATAAAGAAGTGGGATAATGAGTTATTTGTAATAATTTATTTACAAAAATTGAAAATGATTTTATGTAATATAAAGAATGAAGATTTATTTAAAAAGTTAATAAATAAAGAAATAAAAGCACATGAGTTAGCATTTATGAAACATGAGGAGATGAGACCAGATTTATGGAATGATTTATTAGAGGAAAAAAAAATCAAAGATGAGAATAAATTTTCTCCTAAAGTGGAAGCATCAACAGATGATTTTACTTGTTTTAAATGTAAATCGAAGAAATGTACTTTTTATCAATTGCAAACACGTAGTGCGGATGAGCCGATGACTACATTTGTGACTTGTATAAATTGTGGAAATAGATGGAGATGTTAATATATAATTGGTTATAATAAAGATAATTTACGTAGACGTTAGTCTTTTTGTTTTATAAAATTTCTAAATCTTCTAATTTCCAATATTCAAATGTATTATTGGGTAAAGGTCTTTGAATAATAAATGGTAATTTTTTTTGTTTTAATTCAATTTTAGCTATAATAAAATTATCCAAAATATTTTCTTTAACTTTAACATAAGGTAAACTTCCATTATTTAATTGTTTAAGTCTAATACCTAATATTTTAGTTTTTTCATATTTTGTTAAGATAGGAATGGTTTTATGTAGTTCATCGATAATAATATTATCTTTATCTCTAATAACATTAAGTAATTGTTTAATTTCATTTAAATTTTTAGTTAAACATTCTTGATGAAAATCTGAAATAAAATCTTTTTTAATTTCTTGATCGAATTTTTTTAAGAATTCATTAGAATCATTATTTTCTAAATCATCATTAAATATTAAAGAATTTTTGTATATATTTTGTTTTATAATATCTTCTTTTTTGTTTTGGTTATTATTATATGATATTTCTGCATTATCATTAATATCATTATTATCTTCATTATCATCATCATCATCATCATCATCATCATCATTATTATCTTGATTATCATTATCATAATCATCATCATAATCATCATTTTGTGACATATTTTCTATATCTTGAATATTATCATCATCATCATTAGTAGTATTAGATAATATTTCTTCATTATCATTATCGTTAATATCTAAATTATTATTTTCGTTAGGGGGTTCCATAATAATAATAATAGTTATTATTTATTTATATTTATTAAATAATAATTCAATTTTAAAATAAATATAAATAAGATAAATAAAAATTAGTTTTTTTTTTTATTTTTCGGTATTCCATGTAGTATCACAATGAGAACATAGATATAAATATTTCATGTTGATATGATCATATCTAATATATATAATTTCTCTATTTGCTACATCAAATTGAGTAGTATTACTTTTACATTTTTCATTAGGACATTTAATATAATTAATTCTGGGCAATGTATTATCTAATTTAGTATATTTATTAATTGATACATTATATTTATTATCATTTTTAGTAATATTTTCTTTTAAAATACATTTATTAAATTCCATTAAATTATTATTAGAATTGCCGCAATTTCTACAATAGTATAATATAGTATTACAATTTTCACCTTCTAATTTAATATAATACATATTAGAACAATTATTACAAAATTTCATAGTTAATATATACTATTTTATATAAATAATAAATTTTATATCAATTTTATAATAAATTATATTTATTAATAAAAAAATCTAGTTCTTTTTTAATTTTATCAAATTCTAATAAAAAATTTAAGGAATAAGATGAAATATATATATGATTATTATTATTAGTTAAATAATTATGTGAATTATTTTTTAAATTTTCTAAATTATTATAAATAGTTTTATAATTATTAAAGAAATTTTGTAATATTTCATTTTTAAATAGTATAATAGTATGATCATTAATATTTGAATAATTATTGTTTTCATCTAAATTATAAATAAATTTAATAATTTTAATGATAGTATATTCAATATTTTTATAAGATACAAGTAGATTATATTTTTTAACATTAATATTTTGAATATCAATACCAGGTTCATAAGTTAATGAATTATTATCTAAGATGGATGATAGTATTAATAAAATAGAATTAATATTATTAGAAGAAGTCCATCCTTCACCATTCCATGTGTTAATAATAGATAAACAAACTTTACCATTAATATATAGATTAGGATGGAATCGCATAGATCCATCATTAGTTAAGAATTTAAGTTTTGGTGGTTCATATGGATAATTATCAGGAAATGTGAATTGGAATAAGTAATTACCGAGTGAATAAGGTGTATTTATATTACCAATAATAAGAGCATAACCATAGGTTAAATTATTTTGATCGTGTTTATAAAATATATTTTGAATAGGATTATTAATAATATATTTAACATCTTTTGCAATTCTAATGATGGCTTGTCTAGTTAAAACCATAAAACATAATATAATAATAAATATATATTTAATTAAAAATAATAAATATTTATAAAATTGAAATAAAAATATAATAATATATATAACTAATAAAATGAATAATATATCAAATAGTAATTCATTATCATCAGGTAAATATGATGATTTAATAAAAAGAAGTAAAGTAGATAAAGGAAGTAAATTTACACATACAAGAATAGGGGATAAGAATTTGGGAATATATGGTGGATTATATAATATAAATTATGATGATAATTTTTGGAATTTATATTATAATAATGTATTCAAGAATAAGAATAAAGAATATTTAACAGAGAAACAATTGATAGAGGATGGTCCATTATTAATTGATATAGATTTAAGATATGAGACGAATATAAGGAGTCGTCAACATAGTAAGGAACATATAATAGATTTGATAGTAGAATATGCGACAAAATTAAGTGAGATGTATAAGATAGAAGATAATGATGTAATAAATGTATATGTTTTGGAGAAATGTGAGATAAATTTATTGGAGGATAAGACGAAGGATGGTATTCATTTAATATTTACAATAATGATGCATAAGGCAGAACAAGTAGTATTAAGGAAGAAGATATTAAATGATATAGGTCAATTGTGGGATAATTTGCCCTTAACAAATACATTTGAGGAAGTATTTGATGAGGGTATAACAAAAGGTTATGTGAATTGGCAATTATTTGGTAGTAGAAAGCCAGGACATAAGGCATATGAGTTAAGTTATTATTTAAGTTTAATATATGATAATGAAGAGAATAGTTGGAATATAGAAGAGAAGAATTTATCAAAATTGAATATTTTGGAGCATTTACCTTTGATGAGTGCACGTAATGATAGTAATAAGAGGTTTGAATTAATAGATAATAAATATTTATTAGATGCAATAGAGTATGAGAAATCGAATTTAACATATAAAGAAACAAAGAAACCTAAAATAAATATAATAGAAAATAATATAGATTTGGAGAATTATGATTTTTCGAAGATAGGTGATATAAAAGAGTTGGATAAGTTATTGGAATATTTTCTGGAGAATTTGAGTCATAATGATTATGAGGTGAAGGAGACGCATCAATTTGTAATGATTTTACCAGAAAGTTATTATGGTGAAGGTTCTTATAATAAATGGATACGTGTAGGTTGGGCGTTAAAAAATACACATGATAAGTTATTTTTAAGTTGGATAAAATTTAGTAGTCAAAGTTCGAGTTTTAATTTTAGAGATGTAGATAGTTATTATAATATGTGGAAAGGATTTGATTATAAGAATTCGGATGGTTTAACGAATAGATCAATAATGTTTTGGGCAAAAGTAGATAATTATAATAGTTATAATAAAATAAGACAAGAGACGATATCTTATTATATAGAACAAACATTAGA